CCTTGCGCAAGCTGAGGTGCTTGTACTCAGCTTGGGAGAACGTCTCACAACGATCTCAAGGACCACGCTCACTAGAAATTGTGACTAGAAGACAAACCTGGACACGTCCAGGGAAATTCTTCCAGTACAACTTCATCGTTGCGGACGTGGTCCAGGTAACCTGATGGAACTCTATGATTCCAAGATATCTAGCGATGCCTTAAATCGCCTCATCAGGAGTACCCCCTCTCAGCCACCGAGAGGTAGGAGTTTTGTTCTTTCCTGCTAGTAGAGCCCTACTCTACTACATTTTCTGTAACGGGGTTTCTGTCCCCATAAAAACCACTCAAAGAGTGGCTGGATCTCCGCGCCAAGGCACACGCCAAGCTACTGGAGCTCCTGTGAAGAATCCTAATTGGAAATCTTCAGCAACGCTAACAAATGAATGAAGTGCAGGATAATCATCACTTGCTATATCCCATGAACAGAAGACCAAATGAAAGTGCATGTCTGTTCCAATTGGAATACCCGAAGTCACATCAGCGATCTTTCCTATAGTGAAGCGAACATTATCGTAGTACGGTAGTTCTACTTCAACAACAGGATTATTATGTACATGTGTGGCATGTGCGCCATCCCACATGTTATAAAACTCGTTGACCCATTCTCTTTTACGGAAATCTCGTGAAGCAGTTATATCACTCAATATATTCTCATCACGGAAAAATCCAGAAGAATAGGGATTTCTTTGAACAGTTAGAATATTATCTCGAGATGAACCCTCTCGAAAATATTTCCAACGCAGTCCACCTCTTCGACAAGCGAAAGCTGGTGTGATATAATTCAAAAGAGTCATGTGACAGTAATTATATTTCGTCGGATAAACCGGGACTGAAGTTTCGTCGACACCTTGCGGTGCATATCCGCGATAGTATGGAAAGTTACTATTGTTAACATTATATACTATCTTCTGTCCTGAGATGTCAGGACAATAGGTCGTGTGATATGCATAACGTTTAAGGCATTGTCGGAAACTTGTAACAGGATCCCCTATGAAAACACTTGATGTGTGATCATCTGGAGACATTGTTGCAGCCATAGAAGTAGATGCTTCCATCTTCATGGGTTCGTCTTCTGCCTTTGTCAAATCGGCATCTGGGTGAGATTCATCTTTCTCACCCATTTGGGATTGGAAAACCCCTCTCTCACTCTCTGCTATATGTACAGATATATCTCTATGATGTCTTTCTATTTTATTATACAAACGTGAAATAAATACAAGAATTAAAGATACAAGAGCTGTTGAGAAAGAAGTTAGAGCTGTATTAAGAGATAGCTCTGATTCTGGTATCTCTCCTATTTGTGGGGTGAATTTCTCACCCATTTGTGGAGCAAAATAAACCAGATCTTCCAAAGCTTCTGAGTCAGGAGCGAATACTTCGAAATCGTCCCCAGCACTGATAAAAACATTGACTCGGATATCATTATTGGCTGTTGAGTTAGGCACAGTTAACTTATTTACGACATAAACGGAAAGAATTCCGTTTCCATTGACATACGGATCTGATGTCAATGGTGCAATACTCCAGGGTATGTCATCAATCCCAGGTTTGCGATGTTGCATAAGAGAACGTGCTTGACCCCAGCCAATATCGACTGTAAAGTCCCGTTCTTTAGCCAAATCAATGATATGAATATAGTTCGTATTATATTCATTTGTCAGTGGGAAGGATGGATCATATGATATTTTCATCCTTCCTTTGTGAAATGCGGAAGCAACAACTTGAAATCGAAATTTAATTGTTCCTCTCCAATACCTAAACGGCAAAGCTGCAAAACAGCAAGCCGGAAAGTGCAATTCATTTGGCGTACCAGCCAATTCATTCCACAATACTGGAGATACTTCAGTATTCCACAATATTTGCTCTGACACAGAAGAGACCGGCCAATTGAATGTTGTCAAATAGGATTCTCTCATGGCAATAGACTTGATTGTCATCTCGTCAGCCCCACCTAGCCCAAAAGTCCTGGGATCTATGGTGAGTTCCTGTTTTGCATCGAGTGTTAGCTTAGTCGACGTATCGGGGACATTGGTATTGGCAATGTTACCCATATACGTAGGCTTGTAAGGTTGTATATCGGCCAATTCAACTGGACGACTATACCCGAACATTGAAGCTACACCAGACACAGCAGAAGCTGCCATCTGAGTTGCTTTAGCAAAAGGAGCTATAGGGGGAATACTTTCAAGTGCCCCAGCAATCTTCGCAACAAGTCCAGCCGGTTTTGAAATGGGACCATTTCCATATTCATCTCCTGCCTGGGCATGAAATACTTCTCCCAATTGCGCTGACAGAGCAAAAGGCTCATTAGCTGTGGGTATTGAAAGAGATACTTCTTCTGCCCAAACAAAGACTGAGACGGAAATAGGATCGGTACCTTCATTGGCATGCTTCAGTGTTTGCATTCCATGAATATGTATATCTCCCATTTCACGCCATTCCTGCGAAGGAATACGCAATGCATTCTTATACCAGCAAAACGGTAACGCTAACGTTCCGCCTTGACTGGTTGTAGGATCCAGAAAGACATGTGGTCTTTGCGAAGCAGCAACCACATCTTGGATAAAGAATGCTCGATCCTTCGTGAAAGCGTCTAAGGTGTGTAACGGTGTATATGAAGCAATAGCTCTGCCATAGTAAAATCCATTCCCGTTAATAACGAACTTTACTTTTAATTTGCATCTCAACAAGTAATAATTAGTTATCCTGTTGATAACTCTCGGATTTTCAAAGAACAAGGTCCAAGGGTTGAATGTGACAAAAAGATTTTGTCCCACTCCCCAAGTATAACTTGCAACTTTGACCGGACGAGAAAAGAAATTCTGCAACTCTGCATCATTTGTGTCAGCATTCTTAAATGTGACATCGGGTGTAGAATCGACAGTATATTCCCAATCTTGTGTTTGATCTGCAAAAGAAAGCGTTTGATGCTTTGCTTCGTGGTTTTCCTCGTTTATCGTAATATTAAATCGTGAAGCAAGTCTTCATTACTCAATGTACTGGTAGACTTAGTCCAGCACTGAGGTGTCAGCCTTGCGTAGTAGCGAACTACTCCCCTAAATAGGGGTATCATACGAGGATGATGCTCCACTGTAGAGCCTAGCAACAGGTCTTGACTGACCTGGGACCTGTTGTTGGTAACCAGGTACAGTGGGGACCCTTTTGGCGTTTGCCCGCGGTGTCCAATACGGGCAGAGGGATACTTTTAACGTCATTCCAGGACAGAGCCAAAGAAGCTAATCCATTTTCCCTTGGATGTACTTCTCCTTCCATCTATCCATTTGATGAGCAAATGAATTATGGATCTCTTTGCAACCATGGTCGATCTGTGCCAAGGTTGCAATCTTGGCGAGCTCCACTCGGCGTTGTTCGTACAAGGTTTCTCCGTGAGGTACATATTCACGGAGTGCTCCATCGATGCACTGCATTGCCTGCTGTTCCTTGGTTATTGCCTTGGAACGCAAATTGGAATGCAAACTCTTCATGATCGAGAGTTCATCAAGAGCACCCATGTACAAACCCGTCTCTTCGTTGAAAACGTTCTTCCGTTTCAACAAATCGGCATCTTCGTCAGTCATATATGGAGTCGGTTCAGACTCCTTGTCCGGCATTGTAAATTTCATATCATGTTCCTCCAAAAATTGGGCAACAGAGATATGATTAAATTCATCAAAACCCTTCCGCACAGAAGATTTGGCATCATCACCATAAGTGATCAACGCACAAACCTTCCGAAATTCTGGTAAGTATCGACGATTCTTGCAAATCGAATAATACGAACACCGGAAAAGAAGAGAATTGACAACGGAATTGATGTACACTGTAAGATTTTGTCCAGAAGGATTAGATCCATAGTGTTGAATCAAATCACCGTTGTATGCCATGACGGGATAACAGACATCAGTAGCTATTCCTCGCATGATAATCACATCACGCTCGGAATAATTGCCTGATGCCACAGCGATGTCGATCAAAATGCTGAAAGCCGCAAACATTACTTGAGCTGGCATTCGAAGATCATACTTCGAATAATCTCCAGCCAAAATGCGGTCATCACCAAATTTCTTCACATGGCGTGCTAATTGGTCCCATTCAGGACCTTGGGCATTGATACCCACAGCACACTCCGAAATCAACGGAACCATGGAAAGAAACCTAGCGACAGGAAGAAAATATTTCCTGATCAACAACTGTAGAGCTATTGGCGCACCATGAAATACTCGCACTTTATCCTTTGTGAGTTTCGTGGGTTCGTCTTTTAGACAGGCTTTAAAGATGGGATATGCCCTCTCTCCTTTGAGATAAAGCTCTTCCATCTCATAAGCCACTTTCCAAAATCTAGAATCCAACTCAGCAGGACATTGATGTGTCGGGTAATCCTTGGGATCCAAATACGTCAAGTACTTGCTCTTTGACCCTGCTAGCGGATATCCAATAGATGTGGTCGGAGGCATCTTATCGATAAACCTCTTTCCATCTCTACCACAAACAGTTTCCATTTCTGTAAGTGGTCGAATATCCACTTTCAAGCCTGGTATTTCCTCCAAGGCAATCATCAATGCTGATTTGTAGTCAGCAATCGCTTTCTCCAACAAGGAACCTTCAACTCCAATTGAGGGTTTCGTGGAATACGCGAGAGAAGCTTGCCAAGGGTAACCTTTCTTGAATTTGGGACCCCCCCATTGCTGGGGTACTCCACAAATATCAGCGACCAGGCCAGAGATAATTGACTCTTCTACGTCACTGTGATACGTTGCACGACCAGTGCATTGCCCATAGTACTTGCAATTTGTTCCTTCCGGAAGAAAATTGACTGGACTCTTGGGGTGTACTTCAGTAGACTCAAAGAATTGCTTATCATATAGTTTCTTGGGCATAGTGCCGGCACTCTTCGAAAGAAGAACACCTTCTACTCGCTCCAATTGACTGTATGCAGCATTCAATGCATCAAGAGACAAAAATCCCGAACATCCCTTAACGGTGCCATTATGACCACCAAGATGGAACCCTCCAATGAGGGGACCTTTGGTTTCAGTCACAAGTGGAGCCATGCACAGTCCTTCAAAAGTAGGAAATTGCAGACTATACTTAGCACCGAAAAATGCGGCGGCATCGGTTTGAACCTCTTCAGGGTTCATGTACAACTTAGAGACTTTGGTTTGTCCATTGTCTTGTTTGTACACCAACCTAGCCGGGACTCCCGCAAACTTGTCGAGTGGAAGGTACTGGGTCAAATCCTTCCAATCCCCACCATTGGGAACCCATACAAGAGATAAATCTGTTTGTGGAATACGGATACTCCACTTCTTGTATAGGTAACAACTGAAGTTGCCTCCAATAAGTGCGGGATCATGCCTAGTGAATTTGGCTTTCACATCATCAGCCAACCACATGTGATGTGGGACTAGAGCTACATTGGACTTGACAAAGAAAGCATTGCACTCAAACGTGCGCTTCTTGTCGTCTGTTGTCATCTCCAATTCCATATGACACAAGTTATCCTCAACCAATTTCTGGAGAGTATCAACTTTCGTGGTTTTGGCTGCTTCAGTGCATGGCATTGGGCTAACTTTTACGCCAGCCCAAGGATTCACCTCGGCATCGCGCTCCACAATATCTTTCTCAGATGTGGGCGCCAAATTGCCTTGTGCATCTGCAGTTGCCTTAAAATTCTTCCAAATTAGAGCTATTCCGAAGAGAGCTCCAATCACAAGAGAGGCCCCACAGATCCACTTAGCGTGCTTATCCCGATATACCTTAAATACTTCGGGCATAGCATCATTGCGTTCGACCAATTCATCATATAATCTTTTCTTCTCGAAGTGAACCACTCCGGCAATACCCACAAGGTGGATAAGAGTGAAGAGAAAGAAAAATGGAAAAATGGTCCCGAGAAGACATTCAAAAATAATCATCATGATATTATTGAATATGGAGGAACGGACTCTCGCCCTGATCTCCTTCTCATGGGTGAAGTTGACGACATACTTCATGTAATCGTGCTTCATCCAGCTCTCGGGAACCCAATTGGTCCAACGCACCCATTCGGACTCCTCCAACCAATCGAGATATTTGACTGTTTGAGTTAAGGTGAGATCCTCAAGCTCTTCCAGCCAATATTCACGAAAGGGAGCAAACCAAACTTTGAATTTCTTTTGCCTATACTTCAAGTATTTGGCAATTTTCTTTCCAAATTGTTTGGTATACTTCTCCCCATACACCTCCTTCAAATACTCGGGGGTGTACTGTTTGGACTCTTCGTGGTGACATTTGCAACGCCGACAATAACCATCTAGAACGCATCTATTATCTGCTGCTGGATAACATCCAGCATCAGAAGGTATGCTTGCGTCATCACCAGGGTCTTCCTGACTTTCATCGTCAGAATCTTCCTGGTGAAAACACTCACACCGTTCACAGTAGCCATTTGTCGGACAATAGTAGTCGAATATAGGATAAACATTTGTTTTATCCTCAGGCTTCTTACAAGTGCAAACATCCGGAGTCGGGTGGCGGCATTTGGGGCAAATAACGAGCTTATTGGCTAAGTTGCTGTTGTTCTCAACAACTTCCTTCTGATTAGCAAAATACTTAGCAGAATGGATGCCAATAAAACGGATAAGGGTTGCAAGGGAAATGTCTTCCATATACATCCCGTTCCATCTCAAGACTTTCCAGCCAACGCTGGCTGCCCCGCCGTTCGGGTCTGGGATAGGGTAAGACCGCTCAACTTTGATATTCCACAGATCAGGGATAAGAGGGACTCCTCCCCTTCTCTTGTAGTAGGCTTCCACTTTATCAGAGTCGAGCATATCGAAGGTCGCAAACTGAGGCTTGACAGTGCAAGTCAAAGTAATGTGATCTCGACGTGTGATTGAGGCAGGTTCATTTGAATACACATGAGCGCAAGTGTCCTTGACGTTCTTTGTTTCAATATAAACTTTTGGCTCAACCGACACTTTACCCTTCATGTCGGCCTCAGCCATATTTGCATATAGTCGCACATTATTGACAATTTGCAATTTTAGCTGAGTTGGTGGGCGTTCAACAAAAGCAGCTTTGGTATTCCCGGGATCGTCTAGTAGAATTCCATTCATATACGAACGGTAATTCGACCAGAATTTGTCAGCTTCATTAAGGGTAATCAAGCGATCATCCGTGGCAGCATAGCCGTTATGCAACAGCGTTGTTACCATTAGGATATTCGCAATAGTTGATTTCCCTACAGAAGTGCCTCCAAAAATACCAATAGAGTAGGGTGCAATTCGCAAACCACCCTGCACTCTGTATTGTTGAAATTGTGTGTTCCACATCTGAAGCAATTCGATTTTCCGCTGGAGAAGATTCTTCTCCATGGCACCTCGAGCACAGGATTTCAGTGTCTTCGCCTGTTCTATTGTGCGAGACAATAGAACGTCGTAGTCGTTCTCTGACATCTTCTCGACAGATTCCAGATTGCCACTACGAGCAAGATCCGAACATCGCATAGCCTTGAGGTAATTTTCTTCGAATTCTTCCTCAGCAACACCCCCATACAAAAGCGGTTTAATAGAACCACGCTTGAAACACATATATCCACCTTCTGCAAAATAGACTATCGTATCGAATACGGCGTCTATTAATGCGATGGCATTCTTGTGTTTGGGGGCTGCACCGATGGAGAACAGCTTCATACCGGCAATTTCAAATTTCAAGTTAGCAGAGTCACAAAGGCCCAAGGCCAAACAAAGACTAAGCACATTTGAAATTTTTTCTGCGCCTGGATTTCGGTACAGCAAGGACCAATTCTGTTGACAATCAAGAAGGAGTCTCAACCATTTAGGTTTTTCCTCCTCCGATATATTGAATCGTCCAAGCTGAGAGTCGTACGTTGTCTCAAATACTTCTGCAATATAATTACTTGCAGCCACTACCACAGACTTGCGGTAGTGAGTCTTCAAGTAAAGTCCAAGAATGGACAAGAATTGCGAGGTGGATTGTGCTTCACGCAGCCCACCCCATACTAAGACAAGGTTTTCGATTTTGTCGATAACATCATCGTCAATTTCGATACCTCCGTACTCGGCCAATTTGTTGAGAGTTTCAATAACGCTTGCCGCAGCGCCCCATCCAAGTTGGGAATTGAAAGTCTCAGGGTGTTTCTTCCTTTTGAAGCCTTGCTCCTTTGGCTTCTTCCTCCTAGCACAAGACTTGGATTTCCTGTGCTTCCAATACAAAGTCCGTCTATCGTCCTTAGACATCTCCCCTACTTGAGGGGAAAACATATCCAGAACACGAAGCTGTAACT